ATATCTAGGATCCATGTAGTCACTCATATTCTGAAGAAAATCATCAGAAGTAGTGCCACCTGAAGTAAGGTCAATTGAGAATACATTACCACTTGATAAGATATAATCAACGATACCAGCTGTGTAGCGTACACCAGCAGAGTCTTTGTACTTTGATGAAAACAGAAGATCTGTTTCAATATCGTACTTATGTTCAATCAACTTGTTTTTCCAAGTTCTTGCCCATTCGTCTTTTGCTAGTTTAAGCTCAGTTGCCCGTGCAGTGTTAGTCATTTGCATGGTCGTTTTCCAGATCTGAGTATATCCTACTACATCTTTGTAAGGTGTATCTTTGTAGGTACTTGGGAAACTTGAACCTTCAGCATGTGCTGAACCAATGACATAACATTTGTCTTTTTCTGCAAGACCAGTTGTTACAACCGCATCCCATGTCGTTCCAGTCGCTTCGTATTGTGCGCCAGGTAAGGTAACATTATCTGAACCAGCTGCAATACCACGAACTACAATGCATTTAGCATATATAGCCTGTGCGTCTGGACTAGTAGCTGGAACTCCAAGGTCTTGGATTTTCACAACTATATAGTCATCAACATAAACAGTTGGTACTGTTTCGTCTACTACAGAAGCAGTCGCCACTTTACGAACTGGGATTTTAACCATTTGATTTTCTAAAAAGAAAATCGGTTTAGTTCCAGATGCACCAACAGCGGTACCAGTTTGTCCAAGAATATTCTGAACATTACCAGCAGATAGATAATCAGTTTCAAACTTAACATTCATTTCGTCACCAGCTTGTAAATCGCCAGCTGCAAATGCAAAGTCTGCATAATCACTATCATTGTCACTAGTGCCTCGAGCAACACCATTTAAATCCATTGCAGTTGCATAAGCATAACGCTTGTGCCACATGGATCTTTGTTCCAGAGTTTTAAATTCTGGATCTGTCGTAGCTTTTTTAGCTACCTTGCTCAATATTCTGAAAAAAGGAGTTTGGTCTGGAGCTAACTCCGAAACTCTGTTCGAGAAGTCATATCGTCTCCTGAGATCACCTGTATTGAACGTAGATTCGACCTGTGCCTGCGCATGGGTCGAGAGGGTTAAAGGACTATCAGCCATTTTATTGCCTCATCTTTCTTATTAAAAGAGAGACGCCTATTTTACCCGAATAAAGTATCCAAACCAGAATCTACATCTTTTAAAGAATTAAAAACTTGATCTTCATGTCTTACATCTTTTACAGTTGTGTTGTGATTTGATACACTTTGCGGAATACTCCTTACGGATTTCATCTGTTCTAACATTTGTGCTTTTGTCCCCGTTGCGACCTGTTTATCTCGAGCGCCTTTGTTTTTCAAATAATAAATATCTTCTAATGACGTTTCATGGCTATTTGCCCAATTCATCATTTCAGAATACTGATCATCCGATAACTTCATACGTTCTTTGAATTCAACTGCGTCACGAGTTCTTGATTCTTTTTGAGTTTCCTCTGATCGAACCTGCCTGTCTTGCTCTAACTGACTGTTGACACGACGATCCACTACGCCAGATATTGTATACTCAAGTGCCTTGGCACTTAAAGAGTCACCATTACCCATTGCGTCGTCTAGATCGAACACGAAATCCTCTGGGAGATTTAGCGCCTGCTTTACATCTTGAGGTTTATCACCATTGTCGATGTAATTCTTTATTGCTTCTACCATTCCCGTGTCTGTTTTTAGCCGATTGATAATAGGGTCAAATTGATCTCTTTCATCTAATTGCGATTTTAGTCGTTGCGCTTCAGATGAAGAATCTTTATACCTTTTCTCCCAATCGTGCTGATGATCGTCGGTTAATACAACTGGTGCAGGGTCAGTTTCCTGAGTTACCTGAGTGCCAGATGCTTCGACTGTATTATCTTCATCAAGAATCATCCCGTTCACCTCACGGTCTAATGATTCAAAAAAGTCGCCAGAGTCTACAGCTAAACCATCTTCTTGACTGAAATCTACGTCAGGATTTATAGTTTCTTCTGCAGAGTTTGCTGAACTATTCTCTTGTTCCATTTCCACTCCTTGATTGTTTTGATTTTTCTCGCTCTAATTGAGCTTTTTCCTTGTCAAGCCCTCGTTGGGCTTCTGCTTTTTGTGCGGTTAGGGATATACTTCCCTGCGCTTTCACAGCTCCCTTACGAATCTCGGTTTCAACGGCTCGAATCTTATCTTTAATTCCAGCTTGAACAAGCTGTCTTTGAAGTGTTTCGATATTGCCGCTTTTATCCTTGACTTGTTCTTCAAGACTTTGAATTGATTGTTGCATTTGCGTATAAAGGCTTTTTCGTTTTGCAATTGCAGTTTTGTCTTTTATATCTGTTTCGGCTAATACTGCCAAATCATCTACAACACCCAATTTCATTAATTCTTTTAATTCTGATAGATAAGCCCATCTATTTAATGGAAGTGTGCTGCCAGCTATGATTCTTACATCAAATTGCGCAGATTCATAATCATTCCATTTAGATATAGCTTCTCCCATATCGTTAAATATTGGTACATTAATTTCAACTTCTTTATCCCCCTGTAAAGCATTCGGCTGTACAATTCTGAATACTTTATGTGCTTTGTATATTGCTTGGGAATACTGTTTCACAACTTCGCCTAATTGTTTCAAAGCAGGTTCGATACTGCTCTTTAACCATTGTTTAACACGTCTGGTTCCATATTCATCTAAAGCTAACATACCTCTATATGTTTCATGTTGCTGAGACTGATCTCCTTGTGCAGAAGAATAAACACCAGCTAAATACTCCATATCGCTTTTGCCAGCTTGAACAATTTGAAAAAACGCATTATTTAAAGCTGCTGGCATTACTTCCTTTGGATTATCGTAACCTTGATTAACAGGAAGCAAAGCTCCAGGAGCTGTTGCATTTTTTTCCCAATAATCTGTATCTATAGAACCTTCGTAATACATCCATCTTAAAGAAGAACCCAAAGAAGCGTTGTGAATCATAAGCTGGTGCGCCTTATTAATCTCACGCTGTTTTCCTACTAAAGGACTCACAGCGCTCATTGGATAAGGTGTTCCTGACCATTTGTAAGTAAATGGTACTAAAGGATAATGTTCAACAGGCAATTCTTGCTCATATAATGTAATATCACCAGCCACACAGCATTGTTTAACTGATGGCTTATAAAATTCAACCACATCTACAACCATGGCTGCAAATTTTGGATCTTCCATTAATATTTTTTGTTCTTTGGCGTTAACAACATTATTCTGAATAATGCTTGCAGCTTTCTGAGCTTCAGCCATTAATTGTTGTTGAGCTGATTGTAATTGCTCCCGATTCATCTTTTGTTGTTTTTCCATTTCAAGCTGCATTCTTTCGGGAAGCATTTCTTCAGCTTCCACAGCTTGACTCATTTGCCTTTGCATTTCCTGCATTTGCACAGTCATTTCTTTTTGCATTTCAGATATCTGAACTTTAACATTTTTCTCTATCTTTTTCATCTCTTCTGACGAGGGAAGAACTTGATAGAAAATATTATAATATTTTACCTGGATCTTTTCATAAAGTTCAAAAAGCTCTATCATCTCATCTATGCTTCCATCAGGTCCATAACCTTCGGTTATATCTTTATACTGAATATCGCCAGTATCTGTAGCATTCTTAGAATAGCTAATATCTTCTCCAAATCTTCCAGAAGCTCTTTTTATTTTAGCTGAATACTGAGGATATGTCTTTAAGAGCTGTGTTCTTGTAAAAACTTTTCTTATCAAAATGTGAGCAGCGTCTCTAAATAAAGGATCTCTAGATTTTGGATCTACATATATATCAAAAGGTTCAGGTTGCTGAATAATGACCTCGCCCATACCTTGGTCTGCATTTGGATCAACCGTTACTAATAGAAAACCGAGACTTTTTGTTATTGCATCATTTATGACATTCGAATAAAGAGCTTGCCCATTAGATTTGTTCCAAATATAATCAGCAATATCAGAAAAAACAGCAGCAACCCCAGAATCAGAACCTTCAGCCCCAACTGCCTGCCATCTTGGAGTAGAAGCCGTTGCATAATAATTAAGCATTTCAACCACAGGTATAACCCGATTAATCGTAAAGGTGGGCATCCCAGTCTCTTCCAAGGCTTCTTTTTCTTTCGCAGAAAGTTGGTTATCCAAATAAAAATCATATCCCTGTTGATTCGTAGACTCCCACTTCTCTCTAAAACTATTATTTAAAGAGTCATAAAGTTGCTTAACCTTATCAGCTGTCTTATCTGTTCTTTTTGCCATTAAGTCCCTATGCTAATACCCAGCTCTTGGGCGAACTGGTTTTTCTACTATGAGTTCCATCTTTATGAACGGCAATATTTTGGGGCGGGTGAGCGTACTTTACTGCGTAAGCAAGCGCATCAATGGTATCATCATGCGCCATACGTGGTCCGAATGTAACAATTTCATGTTGTAAGTCATAATGACTTTTTTTAATTTTTATAGATCCTATTGTCATCCGTTGAGCTAGTACTCCTTGTATTCTATCTAGCTTGCTCTGTCTTGTTCCAGGTTTTTCTTCTTTCCAGCGAACAGAAAAGTCATTTCTCCTTCTGGACTCAGCCATTAAAGCCTGAAATAATGGTCTACTCATTGTTGTATCTTCTACGACAAATAAACTTGGGTGATACATTCCACCTATATTATACATCTTATCAACAATCCCAGTCCTATCCTCGCCAGGGATCCCAAGTACAGGTAACCCTCGCTCCCGAATATAGTCAAGTACATATACGTTGTTGTTTTCATCTACACCCACCACCATTATTACCGAAAAGTCAGAATCACGTCTCATTGAATCTGTAGCTGGGTCAACTCCAACAAATACATTTATAGGAATTGCATCGCCATCAGTTATTATAAAATTAAGATCCGTTTTGTCATCATGCAAAAAGTTCCCCTCCCAATACTTAATGTGTTTCATATTGAAAATGGAATTTTCTGCACTCTGAACTTCCATCATATATTCTTGATGAAACTTCTGAGGACTACCAGAATCTTGATAAAACTTCTTTTTTTCTTCTAATTTTTTAATCGGGAACCAAGAGTCCCACAAAGCGTTCCCTTTTTCGTCAATTGCCTTATACGTTTTTACGGTCCAGGAAAAAGCGTCCTTTTGTTTGTCTGCTCTAGCATGATTATCTAATAAATTATTAATAAAAGAATCATAATGCACAGGAGTACCGTTAATACGCAACCGACCAGTATGAGGCTCCAAAGCAGGATAAACAACCGCAGTGATAAGGTTGTTGTTCTTTGCTCTAGCTTCTGGAGTAATAGTATTATTTTCATCTTCAAAATCATCCAGTATAATCAAGTCATAACGCTTATGAAGCTTTGCTCCACCACGAATACCTGATATGTTTGATTTACACAAAAGTTTGTGACCAGTACTAAGCTCTATATCTTCTTCTGTCCATTTTCTGCCCTTTAAATCGCCAAAATAGTATTGTATTCTATCGTTGAACTCAAGATGATGCTTAATATAGTCCATATTCCCAGTTGCAAGCTTTGCAGTCGCAGATACCCACCCGTAAAACAATGGTTCGTCCCTCGTGAACAAAAAAGTCCACAGTATATCGCATTTAGTCAAAACAGTCTTGCCATGACCCCTAGGCATAATTACAGCAAGTTGTTTTATTTCTTTATCCATTATGGAATCAGCGATCTCATAATGAAACCAAGGTGTCTCAGATCTCATATAGTCATCTGGGAGAAATAGTTTCCCAAATGCTATCATATCCTTTGATGACTCTAGCAAAGCTTCTTCAGCCTTACTGACATTCTGGGTGTTTATATTCAAACGAAAGTATTAAGCAATTCTTTTACTTCAGCCCAAACTTTATCGTCTTTTTTAGACTTAGTTGCCTTAACTGCATGATCGCCTATCATTATAATAAGGTTAACCATACCCATTTTCCTTACTAATCTTCCGATTATTCTTTTAAGCATTATAGCTCCTTCCCGTTTATCCTTCCTTTTAAGTAAGATAAATCGTCTGTAACGTTATTTAACTCTTTTACAATATCCTGTCTATGCCTTGATGTTGTTTCATCTGAGCGATTCCACCTGTCAAGCATCTTTAAAACAATTGACTCAACATTTGCGATTTTAGTCTCTTCTTTGGCAATAGATTGTCGAATACTATCTAAATCTTCATTTTGAACCTTTTGACTCTTAATCAAATTGATTATCATCATAGCAAATAAAACTACTATTATTC